GATCGCCTCGCGCATGCTCGGCATCATCACCGGCACCCCCATCGCACAGACGGAGGAGTGGCTCAAGCCGGACTCACCACACCTGGCCAGGGCGGCGGAGCTGCTGGCCGAGTACGACTTCCTGCGGTTCGACTTCACTCCCAACCCCACGCTCGACGACGTCTGGCTCGGGGTGTACGCCTACGGCGTCATGGAGGGTGCGTGGCCGCAGCAGATCGTCATCGACATCGCCTCGGACGTGTACCTGGAGGGGCACAAGGACGAGTACGCGATGCTCAAGCAGCTCATGCGCGAGTGCAAGGCCCTCGCCCGTACGACAGGTGCCGCCGTGCACCTGGTGCATCACGTGACCGACGGCTGGCACCCGACCGCGGAGCGGCCGGTGCCCTCCCGGGGGGACATTCTGGGCAAGCTCTCAGCCTTGCCGGTCCTCATGATCAATTTCGCACCCGGTGGTGAGGGCGAGATCCTCGCCGCCTGCGTGAAGAACCGCTTCGCCAAGTGCGATGCGAGCGGGAGGGACTACTTCCGTATGCGGGTCACGCCCGAGACAGGGGTGATAGGGGACTGGATCCCCGGTGCACAACGAACAACCAACTGGTGGAGGAACTCTTATGCCGAAGCAGAATGAACGCCTGACCTGGGAGCCCCCGCCGCAGCCTGACCGGGTGAAGCGGCATCCGTGGATGCAGGGGGCTGCCGCCAAGCTCAAGCGCCGCAAGGGCGAGTGGGCGCACGTGGCTACGTACGACACTCCTCAGTCGGCGGCCAGCGTGGCATACCTGATTCGAGCCGGGAGCCGACACTTCGCCCCGGCTGGTGCCTTCGAGGCGAAGGCGCGCACAGTGGACGGAGAGCGCCGGGTCTATGCCCGGTACGTGGGAGAGGGAGAGATGGAGAGTGAGCGATCTACACAGACTGCCCCTGGTGGGGCATGACCTGCCTCCAGCGAGGTGCAAGGTGTTCACCAACAGGGCTGTCACGGGGCAGCTCTATTGGTACTGGGAACGCCGGACGCTGTCCGGCATGGCCCACTTCGGGCCGTTCCTGACTTGCGCCGACGCGCACAAGGACATCGAAAGGAGCGTGGCGTGAACAAGCGAGCCAGGCTCGCCAGGCGCGTATTGCGAGCGAAGGTACCGCATGCCTACCGCTAACGCCCGCAAGGGCGCGGAGACCGAGCGCATGGTGGCGAAGTACCTCCGCCAGGAGGCCTTCGCCGCAGCGGACCGACGGCTGCGCGAGGGCCGCGCAGACGATCAGGGGGACATCGATGGTGTCCCCCACACCACGATCCAGGTGAAGTACGTGGCGCAGCCTGCGCTCCAGTCCTGGGTTACGGACACGCTCAAGCAGCGGGACACAGCGGGCAACCCGCAGTGCATGCTGATCGTGCGCAGGAAGAACAAGCCGGTGGCCCAGTGGGATGCATACCTGCCTCCCGACAGGCCGGTCATCGGCGGCTTCGAAACCCCCGAGTCGGAGGCCTGGACATGGACCCGTATGGACCTTCGGCTCGCCGTCGCACGCCTGACCGTGATGGTCAAGATCTGGGCCTTCTCGGACTCGTACTCGCGGGCTATGGGGTCGAGACCGACCACCATGGGCGAGATCAGGGCATGGCTCTCTGCCCCGTGCATGGAGAAGGGCACCCGTCCTTCTCCTACGACCTGAGCAAGGGCGTGTTCTGCTGCTTCGCCTGCGAAGCCCAGGGCACGGCCATTCATCTGATCATGGCCATGGAGAACTGCGACCGTGGAACTGCCCAGCAGCGAGCAGAGGATCTTCTTCGAGCAAGCGGCATCGAGGTACCAGACCGATCTGTCCGGCGATACGCGCGCCCAGGCGTACCTGACCAGCAGAGGGATCGGAGCCGGGATCGCCGGTACGTACCGCCTGGGCGTCGTTCGAAGCCCGCTGCCTAGCCACGAGACCTTCCGGGGCAGGCTCTGCATCCCCTATCTCACCCCTTCCGGGGTGGTGACGTTCACCTTCAGGTGCCTGGAGGACCACGTCTGCAAAGACACGGTCCTCTACGTCACCGATCAGGGCAAGCCGGTGCACTGCATGAAGTACCGGGCACCTGAAGGTATGGACCGCACGCTGTACAACGTCGCCGACTTCAAGAAAGACGGCGACGTTGTTTACGTATGCGAAGGGGAGATCGACACGCTCACCCTGAGCGTGTGCGGCTTCGCCGCTATCGGCACGCCGGGGGTGAAGAACTGGAAACCGCAGTTCACCCGCTGCTTCGCCGATGCAGGAGAGATCGTCTGTGTCGCCGACGGCGACGAGGCGGGTCGCAAGATGGCCCGCTTCCTGGCGGCGGAGCTGAAGGCCAAAGTCATCCGGCCACCGGCCGGTGAGGACATCAACAGTCTGTACGTCAAAGGAGGAGAGGATGGAATCCGAAGGTGGCTCGCAGGAGCCCCGGGGTGAGCTGAGGCGAGTGCCGTGAGCGCCAGAAGCGAGACCCTCGAAGGGGTCGACGAGGAAGCACGGGCGTGGCTCGGAAGCCACCTGGACGTCTTCGCCAGGAAGTACGCCCACGAACTGGCGGAGAAGATCCGAGCGGACAAGTGCGGCAGCACTTCGCCGGACGACGTGCTATGCCCGTGCAGTGCAGGTGCCGCCGACCTGATCGATCCGGAGGTCACGTCATGAGCGGAGACGAGAAGCCTCCGCTCCCCGTACGCACCCCACTGCCCATCCATGACTACGAGTGGCAACACCTGTGGCGATGGATGCATAACCTCGGCGAGGGCCGGTTCTTCGAGCGCTGCGTGTGCGGTGCAGAGAGGGAAGGGTGGACGCTATGAGCAACTGCGTCCATGCGAACGCCTCCGGCTCCGAGGAGAACGGGCAGTTCGTCATTCGCTGCAACGACTGCGGTGCAGAGCTGCACCGCTCATGAACGGCCACTGCTGGTGCGGCAGGGAATTCCCCTGCTTCGAACACAGAAGGAAGAAATGAGGCACAACCGACACCGGTTGTCGCGTCTCGTGTCGGCCCGCGTCTTCTGGACGCGGGCCGTCGCCGCATGGCGCGACCTGCTGCCCGACTGGCGTCCCAGCCTGGAAGAGCTTCGGGCCCTGGACGCCAGGCCCCTTGAGCACCAGCGCGCGGTGCGCATCCTGGCGTACGGGTGGGACAACAACGACCCCCGTTGGGACGTTCTGATGGCGCTCCTGGAGTGGGAGCGCAGAGCGGAGCGAGAGCGCCGCTTCGCGGCCGAAGAGGCGCGACTCACGCACCACGAGAACGTGGACGCGATGTTCGAGCACCTGGACAACGTGGTCTCCATGGACCAGGAGTACGAGCGCCTGCGCCACAACTGCGAGGTCACCGTGGAGACGGAGTTTCCCGAGGAGTCCAAGCGCGTTGGCGCGCTCACCCTCGTGCCCAGGCCGGGCGTGCCCCGCGCGTTCACCGTGCGCACGCTGGCCAGCATCCGAAAGGAGCAAGAGGATGAGTGAGTGCAGCGGGGCAAACTCCTGCCCCGGCATCTACCCGATGGAGTCCGGCGACTTCATGGTGGTCGGACTCGATGCCATCGAGTCCGTGGACGCGCTTCCCGAGGCGGAGGTGAGCGAGCTGGAGTCGGCCGTCATCGTTCCTCGGGATGCCATGCAGGCCTTCGTCGCCCGATATGTGGGGTACCTGCCGTGAGCAACCCCATGGGGGTCATCTTCGTGACCGAGGACGGTCGGGCCTGGGAGCTGTGGCTCCCCGAGGGCTTCGCCTTCACCGTAGTACAGGGTGGCATCCTGGTCTCTCGCGAGGAGGTGGCCGTGTCCGGCATCCTCAGCGCACGACCACTGCGAGGAGAGGGAAGCAATGCCCCTGAAGGTGACGAGCAACGACACGGGAGTGTGGGTGACGTGGGGGACCCCGGACGAGGGGATCTCCACGACGTTTCGGATCAAGAAGACGGACTCGGACGACGAGATCCTGAAGAAGCTCATCCGGCTGACCCGCTTCATCGCGAGTCAGATGGGGGAGCTGGCATCGGAGATCGAGACGCTGGAGGCGGAGATCATGGGGACGTCTGCCCCTGTCCCTGCCACTCTGTCGACACCTCAGACTGCGACGACTGCGTCATCTCCTCCTGTGATGCCGGACCCGTCCGCACCCCGGATCCCGATGATGTCCCCGGCATCACTTTCTGACCTGCCCGCAGGCGGAGCACCTGTCTCCACCTTCGGGTGGGGCTCTATGCCGACCACGTCGGTACCGGCCCAGCTCGCTGCCCCGGAGGCGGGGGGCTGGGAGATGATCCCGCCCGAGGAGATGTGATGGAGTGCAACCTCTGTGCAACGCCGATCATGAACGGGCCTGAGACCTTCTGGTCTTCGGGCCCGGACTCCAGGCCGTACTGCGATGCCGAGTGCCACCGCATCGCAGTCGCTGCCGGGGTGGACAGGGAGGCGCAGTATGGCGAATGAAGTGTGGTTCGAGATCGGCATGGGGGGCGGAGACCGCTACCCCAGCGCCGAGGTGGTACGACCGATAGCCACCCGCCGCGCCCGTGACACCGACGATCTCGTCGAGATCTACCGGGTCACCCGGACGCTGATCCATACGGTCCAGCGGAGCGTCTCGGTCTCAGAGACCGATGTGCCCTAACCTGGGTTCCGGCCGGTAACCTTCCTCTCCTCCGGTCGCGTAAGTCCCCCTCGTTGAGCCGCACAGGCCTTGGGTGCGAGGGGGACTTACGTTTTACTCCGACCCGTTGCGCTGGTCCAGCGCTTCGTTGACGGCCTCCTTGATCCTTTCGGTCAGCACACCATTGGTGTTGCGCTGGATCTGACTCAGCGTCCTGTCCTGGTTGGACAGGTGATTCACCACGAAGAGCGCCGACAGGATCGGCGAGAAGAGGGACACGAAGACCGAGACGTCCTTGTCCTTCAACGTCAGGGCTACGACCCCACCTGCTACCAGCGCCAGCGCCACAAGCTGGACTACTACATTCTTCACTTTCCCCTCCTCGGTCACTTGGGCAGCACACCCAATACCTGGAGAAGGACCATAACGAAGATCCCTACGGGCAGAAGAAACGCGATCCCGCCTGTGTCTGGCATGACTACTCCTCTTGTAGGCTCCACGGCCGCAGGGAGTCGATGACGACGGCGGTCGCCTCATCTAGCGTTCCCGTGACCGGGATCTTGAAAAGGCGCTGTGCGCCCCGCAGAGAGGCTTTCGTCGCTTCGTCCATCTCCCCGGTAGGGGAGAGGCGCAAAGCGCGCTGTGCGACCCGCACGGCGTCCCTCTCGGCGTCATTGGCCGGGACGATGATGTCCCGGACGAACCAGGCTGGCTTCACGGGTTCAGCATCTTCCCGCAAGCGGCGCAGTAGGTCGTGCCGGGTTGGTTGGGATGCCCGCAGTGCGAGCAGTAGATGATCCCGCTCATGGCTGCAACGTCCCGCACTTCCAGCACTTCGTGCCCGTGGCCGTGGTGTGGCAGTTGGGGCACTCCCATCCGAGTTCCCACATCACTGTCCCTCCACCTCTAGCCAGTCTTCTTTGTCGTCATCCCACACGACGAATACCTCTTCGTCGGTGTGCTTGTGTGTACCGCGCATGACGCCGCCGGTGGGTTCGTCCTCGTCCAGGTAGGCGGTCTGACGGTAGCCGTCCAGGTCCAGGTATCCGACCTTCACTGCCCCTCCCCGCACGGCCAGTGCCAGCATTCGTCGCGCTCTTTGGTCTCGTCGTGGTCGACGGTCCAGTCCTCAAACGGCTTGTGCGGCACATGGACGCGGATGGTGGCGAGATGTCCGAACGACTCCACTTCCATCACCATGGCGGCGAAGCACGTGGCCTTCTCGCCATGCCAGAAGTGGACGATGTCCCCCACCTCGGGAGAGCGCGCCTCGCGCGCCTCGCGCTTGATGCGGGCGTAGTTCAGGAACGCGTCGTCCAGCTCCCGTGCCCGCTTGGCGGGCGTCTCGGGATCGACCGCTTCCAGATGCTGCGCCTCTTCGAGGCGCTGCATGTACTCCTTCGACGGGCGCTTGGGTGTTCCGTCGTCGTTCCACAGGTCCGGATCCAGGATCTCCATCAGCGCTTTCCTCTCCAGTGGCAGGGGCACAAGCAGTGCGCCCCGCAGAACTTACATTTTGCGGGGCGCTTCGCACCGGCCTTGCCCGTTTCGCCCTTGCAGTACCCGTGCTGTCCGTGACGGCAGCCCGTTGACCAGTACAGATGCCACTTCATCAGTTCACCACGTCAGCGATCGTACGGAGCTGCACTGTGAGGTAGCCACCATAGCCATTGGCGTTCGCCGCAGGCTGGGCCATCTGCTTGAACTCGTAGTCGTCCACGATGCAGGTCCATGACCGCATCTGGTTCAGGTCCTGGAAGGTGACCGCATCGCCCTTCTGGGCGATCATCTCGAACGCCTCCAGGCGATCGAGAGTGCGTCCCTCATACCCGTCCCACTGGCCGTTGTTGTCGACCTCCCGGTCGAAGCACAGCAGCGGGACCACGAAGATCCGCTGCCGGATGGCACCCGGTACGGCCTTGAGCTGCCAGCCGTTGACCTCTGGCCCCAGGGACGTGGTCGAGGAGCGCGTGAAGTCCAGGCGCACCTGTACCCACTCCACCGCCGAGGATGGCGCGGCCAAGCCAATGTCGGTGATGTACTGCGAGGAGCCCTCGGAGACCGATAGGACCGTGGTCTGGGACCCGCTCGGGTCGAACACTGAGGCCGTCAGGGTGCCGAAGTAGGTCTGCGGTGTGCGCACGGTCAGGAACTTGAAGAGCTTGGGCTCAAGCGTGTTGTACCGGATGCGGCCGGTGGTGAAGTAGCCCGTCGGCTCCAGCACCGTGGCGGACTCCAGGTACGCCCCCTGGTTCACCTGCCCGATGACCATCCGGTCGGAAGTGCCGAAGTTCGTCACGCCCGTGACGTTGCCCGTCAGGTGGGTCTGGAGATCCGTGGCGTAGGCGAAGCGCAGCGACGACGACACTCCGTTGTCGTAGATCGGCTGCGACAGGTCCACCCGGTAGATACCGCCGAAGGTGTCAACGCCACCCGTCATGGCCACGAAGAAGAACCGGTCGTACGCAGCGATCGCCTGGATTCCCACCGTTCCCGCGACCGCGTTGAACAGCAGCGGGCCGTAGACAATGTCTCCGGTGGAGTCGTCGATCTGTCCGACACGGAAGCCACGGTTGGTCCCGATGCCGATGAAGGTGCCCAGGTAGGCGTACATCGACAGGACGATCTCGCCCATGGGCATCTGGCAGGCCTGTGTACCGCCGCTCGCCAGCGTCGGCACATTGCCACTGGTGTCCAGAGTGAGCTTGTAGATGGCTCCCTGATTGCCCGCGTAGCCGGACGCGTAGATCGCATTCGTCCCCTCCGCGAAGGCGGTGAAGGTGAACGCGCTGTTGAGGTGGGTGAACTTGGGGGTGGGCAGGGCGGGGGGTGCCCCGCCCACCAGCTCGTAGATCTTGTTGTCGACCGCCCCCATGAGGCGGCCCTTGGTCCACCCGATCACCACGTTGGCGGAGCCCGTGTTCCAGATCTTGGCACCGGCACCCGTTCCGGTGCCCGACCAGATGCCGACACTGTCGGCTGCGTAGTACTTCGTGCCGTCCGTCGCCAGCGAGACGATCGTGTTGGCTCCGCCCCACGTGATGGTGGTGTTGGCGGAGCCGTCGTCCGACTTCAGGTTGGTGCTGTAGGCGGAGTAGAAGCTGTCGGTGCCGCCGTTCTTCCAGCCCTGTACGTAGTGGTTGGCACCGGTCGCATCGGCGACGCGCTGCGTGGTACTGCGCAGGAGGGTCAACTGTCCGTTGACCCACGGGTTCAGCCCTACCGAGTGGCCGAACTGGATGGTGTGCCGGTTCTGGAGGTTCGCCTGCGAGACCGTGTCCGGATCCTGGTACAGGATCCCCTCTCCGCCCACGAAGGACGACTGCGAGCGCAGCCACCAGTTGGCGAGCGACTGCTCGCCCGGCTCCTTCGTGTTGTCGAACTGGTCCTTGCGCACCGGGGCCAGGCCCCGGCTCATGGGCCGGTTGTCGTCGATGCCCGAGATGAAGGCCTGACCGCCGATGGCAAAGTCGTAGGCGGCCGTACCGAGGGACGTGGTGGCCCCGGTGGCCACCGCTCGCCCAAGGGGGAACGGGAGCCGGGAGACGATGCTCATGCGCCCTCCTTAAGAGGCGACGGCGATCCAGTCGGCGTCGATGGACAGAGTGCGGGACGTACCGCCCGTGTCGTTGACGCGGAGCGTCATGGACGACGTGGTCACGGCACTGGTGCGCACGATCAGGGCGGACGAGTTCGAGGGCAGGCCGCGCAGCGTGGCTGTCACACGGGGGGTCGACGCGAACGTGGTCGGGAAGTTGACCACCACGTCCAACGAGGACACGGCGACCATGTTGAAGTTGGTCGTGCCCACCTGGTACGGCTTGTAGACCAAGCCGCCCGTGGCTTCGGTGAGAGTGCCGCCGAAGACAAACGAGTCGTCCGTCTTCAGGGTGTCCGCGGCAGAGCGGTACAGGTTCGTGTCCTGTGCGCTGGCCCCGCCGGGGCCCCAGGACATGCCGCCGTCGGCGTCGACGTTCAGACGCGAGACCGTGTCGCCTGTGACGCGGGCCTGGAAGGCGTCTCCTGCCGCCGTAGAGCGGTAGACACGAATCGTGTCGTTGCTCGTCAGGGTGTCCGCCGCTTCACGGAACAGCTCCACATCACGGGCACCTGTGCCCGAGCCCCACTCGTGCTTGCCGTCGGCGTAGATACGGAAGCGGTCGAACGTATCGCCCGCGTTCAGAATCGACGCCAGCACCACGTTGCCCACAGCGGACTGTGTCGACTGGATCGTGCCCGTGTGCGTGGTCGTGCCCGAGTGCGAACTCGACGCAAAGGTGGGCGTGCCCGAGAAGTTCGGGTTGCCCGAGAACACCACGGCACCGGAGAAGGTCGGCGTGCCGGAGAAGGTGCCCGACAGGGACCCGCCGGAACTGTATGTACCGCTGTTGATCGTCGGCGACGTAAGCGTCTTGTTCGAGAGGGTCTGACTGTCGGTGGTTCCCACCACTGCGCCAGCAATGCCGTGTACTGCGGTGCTGGCCTGCTCATGCGTACGGAAGTCCGTCGCGTCCTGCGCGTTGTACACGTGGCGCACCGCAGCGCCAGTGGAGTGCGACACCGCAGAGGTGCCACCGAAGGCGCGTGACATGGTCAGCGTGCCCGCAGCGTTCGCTGTGACACGGACCAGCTCCTCGTTCGAGGTGCCGAAGTCCAGGGCCACGACGTACGGGAACGACCCCGGCCAGCCGGTGGTGCTGGCCACGGTGCAGGTCGTGACCGAGTTGTTGATGTTGCCCGACAGCGTGGTCGGGACGGCGATGTTGGAGTAGAAGAACGCGTTGACCATGTCAGCCTCCCTGCCAGAACGCGAAGTTCGGCGTCTCGTCCATGATCCTGTTGCGTTCCAGGTCCAGGGCCTGCTGGAACAGCGCCTCGTAGTAGGCAGCCGTCTTCGTCGCTGCCGACGCAGGCACGAGAGCGGCACGCTCGGTGCCCTCCACGGCGAGCTGCTGGAGGCGTGCCGCCTCGAAGGAGGGGATCAGGCGCGCCAGCGCGCCCCAGATGATGGTCTCCGACATACGGTCGTCGTAGCCCGACACCGTGATGGCGTCGGTCGCGTTGACGAGCTCCACTGGAGCCTTGGTGTACACGATGCGAATCGCCCGTCCGGGCGTCACGAAGTCCAGGAGCTGGATCGACTTGCCCGAGGCGAAGTCGGACGTCGGAGCCTTCGGGTTGAACCGCCAGCGGGGCGACGGATAGTGCACCTGCGTCGGCCCCACGGTGTCCGAGACGATGTACCAGATCTCGGTGCAGTCGGCTGGCAGTGCGTATTCAAATACCGGTGCCAGCTTGGTGATCTCAGTCGTCGAGAAGATCGGGATCTTCGGGTACATCGCCATGATGGCCTGGTTGATCGCCTCGGTGAGGCGCACGCGAGGCACCGCCGGAGACATGGTCACCAGCGCATTGGCGGAGTGCGAAGCGGCCACGGAGCCTTCCCGGCCCCGGCCGTTGATGCCGCCGATGATCGTGGCCACGTTCGTGGACAGGTCGAGGGACTGGAGCAGGATCAGCTCGTCGTCGATCTCCACCAGCCCACGGCTGATGTTCCGCGCCGTGTTGGTGTCCAGCGTCAGGCTGGTGTCGCTGGACGTGATGGGCGCGGCGAGCACCGCGACCTGCTGCTGATCACGGGTGAACCCCATGAGCTGGGACCGCACCCGCTGTCGCAGGTCTTCCAGTGTCGTCATCAGTCACCTCCTAGGCGAGCAGTTCTCCCACCGCCACGGCGTTGCCCGTAACGCGAGATGGCAGATTCAAGGTCAGGCTAAGGGGATTTGCACCCGCTTGGATCACTATCCTCCCCGAGGACCCAGTCCCGGATGCGGACATGCCCGTCACGGAGGCCAGGCCCACCGCTGGCAGCGCCAGCGCCACAGCCACAACGGTGTCGCCAGAGGCATAGTCCCGGGCTCCCGAGCCCGTCAGGATGACGGACGGGTGAGCTGTCGTGCTGGTGTCCCCAGCAGCTCCGGTCACAGTGGCCGAGATGTTCACCTGGCCATGCCAGCGGGTGTTGGCCGGGATGGTCAAGATGACAGCGCCGTTGGCGCTCCCGAAGTTGGCCATCAGAACTCAGCCCAGTTCACGTTGATGCTCCACACCTGGTTGGTGTTGCCCGCAGCGGTGCTGAAGACAATCCCCTGACCCGGCACGCAGATGAACCCCTGCCCCGGCGGGGGCGTGCTGTAGGCCGTGGCCTCCCCTCCCGCACCGCTGGCAAGCGGAGGGGGCCAGGAGAACAACGTCGGCCCGGTCTTCGTCGCTGCGGGGTTGCCGGTACGCAGTTCCGTGACCGGGTTGCTCCACGAGGTCAGGAGCCTGTTGATGTTCGACGCAGTCACCTGAGTACCGCCGGACGCGGCGGTGATCCTGTCGACCACCAGGGAAGTGGCTGTCGAAGAAACGCCGGTGGCGTAGGAGTTGACCGTGACCGAGAAGAACGCCATGGTCTTGCCGCTGCCGCTCGGGTTGAACACCGACATGAAGTTGTTGGCTGCCACCACACCCGGCACGTCAATGATCGTGTGGAAGTAGAACTGGTAGTTCTCCGCCACCGGGTGGGTGAGAATGCCGCCGTCCGCGAAGACCTTGAGGTAGTCACCCTCTTTGTCGGTGATCTTCGTGTCCGGGTAGTAACCGCCCCCGACGCCCATGTCTTAGACCACGCCCATGTTGGCCGTGCAGCTTCCGGCTCCGGAGATGCCGGACAGCGACGTCCGGTAGAACCGGAAGCCCTTGGCCGTGGAGGTGGCCGTCACCGTGGCCGCGGCCGTGAGCGCCACCGTGGTGCCAGTGGACACCCATACGGTCCCGTCCAGGGACCCCTCGATGGTCAGGGTGCCTGCCAGCGTGGCGGTACCCACGGCCACCACAGTGGCCGTGCTGCGCGGCTGGTCGCCGCCTACAGCCGTGCCGGTGGCGTTGCCTGTGACTGCGGCCAGCGTGGTCCCGCTGACCGAGTCCAGGGCGAGCTTCATCTCTGCCACGTCATACCCCCATCGGGTCGGCCTTCGAGAAGTCCTTCCCGTAGGCAGCACCCGCCTTGTCGCTCAAGCGGCGGGCTTCATCGATCTTCTTCTGAGTCGTCCCGTCGGGCTGCATGCCCTCCTTGCGGGCCGCCTTGTAGCTGTCCAGCTCCCGGTCCCACTTCTTCTGGGCGGTGCCGTCCTCGCCCTTGGAGACGCGGACGAGGTACGTACCGATACCCGCGTCGAGAAGGCACTCCGCGTAGGTCGCGTGGTTCTTCGTCTTGCACCCCGTTCGGCACGCCATCAGGACTCCGCAAAGTTGGCTTCGCGGTAGATGCCCTGCACGTGGGAGTCGTCTTCGCCGAGGGGCGAGACGACCACGGACATCTTTTCCTGTACCGGGATGACCAGCGCTTCGTTGCCGTTGACGATGGTCTTGTCGCCGCCGTCGGTCGGGCAGGTCATATCAGTGACCGGCCCGTAGGTGGGCTGCATGCCGCCGTTGCTGGCCATCAGTACTTCTTCCCCTTCGCGGCACCCTTGACCTTGTTCAGGTTCGGGTTGGCCTTCTTCGCCGCAGGCGATGCCTTGCGGGCGGCGGACGCGAGGATCGCACCAGCACGATCCTTCGAGACGCCTTCCTTCTTGGCGATCTGGGCCTGGGCCGCCTTGAAGCCCATGCCCTTCTTCGCTGCTGCCTTCTTCGCTGCCACGGGCGGCTTCTCCTCACCGGCCTTCGCGTAGGCGTCGGCCTCTGATGCGAGCTTCTTCATCCCCGGCTTGCCCTTGGCCGCCTGGGCGTGGAAGTAGGCCCGCTGCTTCGCTGTGTAAGGCATCTCGATCTCCTAGGAGATGAGCGTGAAGTTGGATGAGTCCACGCCTACGCCCCCGGCGATCAACGCGGCCTTGGTGGCATCGTCCACCACATACTCGTGCCCGCCCATGTACAGGGCGGGCGCAGAGGCGAACTGTTCGTCCTGGGTAGGAAAACGGACCGCCCGGTAAGTCCCGGGCGGTCCTTCCAGGATCGTGACACCACGGTTCAGCTTCACTCGGTGGAACAGCGGGTCCAGGCCTGCCGGACCCTCAGCCACCACCGGGGTCTTGAAGAGCCATGTGCTCACGATCCATCATCCCTAGTCGTCTTCGTCGCTCTGGAGTGCCTGGAGGGTAATGGCCCCCGTATGCCCCTGATCGTCGTAAACGCCGCGCACGAACCGCACCGGGGTTGCAAGCACCCCAGGGACGTTGTTCGGATTCAGGGTCACCCCGGAGGGAAACCATGTAGAGCCGTCGAGGGAAACCTCTACGGACGCTGCGCCATACCCGCCTGGCCCCGAATAGGCCCAGACGAGAGTGACTTCTCGCCCCACCAGCACCTCGAACGCGGAGCCCGAGGTGCTGGTGGTAACCGCCGTGAGCAGCGGAAGAACCGTTGCCATTAGCTGAAGTCGATCGTCGACGTCGACTCGGCGCGGATGAGCGCCTCCTCGCGGTAGCGAGCCCAGCCCGCGACGCCGTACCAGCCCAGCGGACGGAACCGCATGAGCTTGTCGGTGATGGGACCGGCCACCGTGTGGAACTCGTCCGCAACGGCCTCCGCGAGGGCCTGCTGGCCCGCGTAGTAGGTGCGGAAACGACGGATGGTGTTGTCGCCGGTACCAGCGTCCACGGCGTTGAAGCAACGCGGGGACTCGATGTAGAACGCGCCTTCGTAGGCACCGATCTCACCGGCCCAGATGTTGCCCGCAGCCGAGTAGTTGTGCGGGTCGCGCCACGCGGCAGCACCGGTCTCCGAACGGAGGTCGTACGAGACCTCCGGGTGGATCGCGGCCCAGTACAGCGAGCCCTTGCGGGGCACCGCCTTGTTGGTGCGCAGCTTCACCACGGCGAGACGGGCCATGGCCGACGTGTAGGAGTCGGTGGCCGTCATGGTAGTGCCGACCGGGGTCGACACGGTGCCGTTGGTGACGTAGGTGACCGCGCCAGCCTTGCGCTGGATCACGTTCGTGCCCGAGCGGAGCACGGTCTGCACGACCGAGTCGATCGAGTCAGCCGCGTTGAACGCCACGATGTTGGCGATCGCCGGGTCCACGTCGGTGAGCGAGAACAGGTACAGCTTGCGGGTGCGGAGCACCGGGTTGCCGTACTCGTTCAGCGTGATGGTCACGGTGGTGGGGTTACCCATCGCCACCGAGTCGGGGTCGGTCGTCTCCGTGAGCGGAGTCGTCGCGACCGCCAGGTCCTGGTACCGCTCCAGCACCACAGAGCCGCCGGGGGCGGTCTGCTGCGCGGGGCGCTTGTCCGCCACCTGGCGGAACAGGGGCTGTGCACGAAGTGCGAACTCGAAGAAGCGGTCGTACGCGGTCTGCACCGTGTTCGACATCGCTGTGGTATCCGTAAAGGCGTTAGCCATGGCCTCTCACCCCCTTCAGGGTGTCCGTAGTCGGTAGAGGCCAGGAGTCACATCAGCCGTTGAAGTGGTACGGGTTCCCCTGGGACTGGAGGTACTGCATGAGCGCCTCCGGCGTCTGCGCGTTACGCATTTGCGAGATCTGCTCGGCGTCGGAACCCTGCGGGGCCGCCGCCTGACCGCCCATTCCCTGGAGCTGCTGAAGAGCTGCCTGGCCTTCGGCCGGAACGGTAGAAGCTGCTGCGCCACCCTGTCCCTGCGCCTGGCCCGCTCCCGACGTATCGGTGGGCATCTTGGCGAGGTACTGGCCGTTGCTGTTCAGCCACTCGTCCAGCTTTGCGGGATCCCCGCCGTAGAGGGTTGCCACCCCACGGTCGTATCCCTTGGCCTGAAGTTCATCGGCGATCCGATTCTGGCGGCGCTCGGCCGCCAGCTCGGCGTTCTGTTCCATGACCGCCTTGAGCTGCTCCTCCACCTTCTTGAGGTGGTCGCGCAGCGGGTTGCCCGACTGGGCTCCCTGCGGTGCGCCAAGAGCGCTCGGGTCGACCGGATTTCCATCCTGGTCGAAGAGATCGCCGTTGTAGTACCCCATGCCACCGCTCATTTCGAGCTTCTCCCTTGTCGGCCAGTCCCGCCCCGGGGAGGGCGGTCGCTCCGTCCTGGACTTCAGCGAGAAGGGGCCAGGCGATCCTTCCCGAACATCGTTAAGGAATGTACCCCATTGCAAACCAAAGGGACCCGTATCCCCCGATACGGGTCCCGATGTCAGCGCCAGAGATCAAGATCGGCGGCGGGGTTATTTCCCAAATGAAGTACCCGCAGCCATGCGCACCTGGCTCTTCGTTGCGCCGACGGGATTTGAACCACGTGACCTCTGGGTTATGAGCCCAGCGAGCTACCGAGCTGCTCCACAGCGCTGGAACGAAGGTAGCCGACTATGTCTGCTGGAAGCCAGTGGAAAGACCGCCGGGCGAGGATCCGCCGAACCCGGAGAACAGGGCTCGCTCCTGCGAGGCGAGGTACTTGCGCCGGTTGGTGGGGGCCTGGGCGAGCGCCGTCTCGTTGCCGCCAAGGGTGTTGCCCATGATCAGGTCGCGCTCCAGCTCGCTCTGGGAGAACGTCTCGCCGTAGCGAGCGGCGATGGCCTGGATGTTCGGCAGCGCCTCCGCAACGGCTTGGAAGCCCTGGCTCACGGCTGCCTGAGACAGCCCCGAGGTCACCATGTCCTCAAGGTTCCCGGAGAGCCCCAGACCCCGCTTCAGCGCCTCACCTCCGAAGGCTGCGGCTTGCGCCTGCTTCTGAAGGATCGGCAGCGCCGTCTTGGCGTCGATGAAGTACGCCAGCACATGGCTGTCGTCCACGCCATAGAGCTGCTTGAGCGCTTCCTTCTCGAAGGGGTTGGCCTGCATGGTCTTCTGGACCGCCAGGTCTACGCGGCCCTTGACCTCGGTCGGCGAGGTGTCACCTGCGATCCACTTCGTGAAGTCGGTGGGCGAGTCGTAGAACCCCTTGGGCAGACCTGCGTCCTGCATGATCTGCCGATACGCCTGCTCGGTGGACAGGTACTCCGCAGGGGAGAGCACCGGCAGGCCCGCGGCAACGCGTGCCTGGTTGCCCGCGAAGCGCGTCTTGTACTCACTGGTGTCCTGAAGCATCAGCGAGATGACGTCCGCACCGTAACCCTGCTTGGCGAACTCGTAGATCTTGGGCGCGAGCGAGCCCAGCCCGTAGTTGTTGAACATGGCCTGAAGGGCCGCGTAGGCGTTGCGGCTCTCGCCGGTGAGCAGCTTTTCGTACTGCCCCGAGACCTCGTAGACCTTGTTCTGAAGGTCCCCCGTCTGCCCCTGGGCTGTGGTGATGGCCTTGTTGGCGTTCGCGAGGCCCTTCTGGGCCCCCGCGAGCTGCGCCTGGAGAGTTGCCTTCTGGGCCCAGTTCAGCTTCTTGTTCTTGAGCTGCTGCTGGTAACGCCGGATCTGGGCGTTGTAGCCCTTCACGGCATTCTGGCCACCGCTGATAGTGGCCTTGTTCTTGCCCAGCGCCGCGTTGGCAGCGTCGATGCTTCCCTGGCTCACAGAAGAGCCGGGCGGGTTGAACTGACCGGCGAACGAGCCGGGGATGAAGTTGCCTTGGTCGTCGTAGTACCCAGCCGGGGTCGTCATGTCAGCTCACCTCCTAAAAGCTAAGTCCGAAATCCTGTGCGACCTTGTGAGCCACAGAGAACATGCTCTCGCGAGCGTTGTTGGTCTGCTTCCACAGCGGATCCGACCGCAGGTCGTTCTCGAACTGCCACAGCGGGTACTGCGTACCGGACGCGGTACCAGTCTGCTTCGCCGTCATGGCCTTGCTGACCCACTTGTTGCTGAGGTCGATGTCCGTGGAGGGCAACTCCAAGATGTTGGCTACCGAAGAGATGTAGGGCTGGGCCAGGTCCATGGCGTTCTGGCCCGCCTTGATCTGGTCGGCGAAGGACGAGTACTTCGCCGCCGCCTGGTTGCGGATGTACCCCTGGAGCGTCTCCAGAGATGTCTTGCCCGCCATCATCGACCGGATGTTGGACTGGAACCAGGTCTTCGCGAACGTCAGGCCGTTGTTGTAGGTGAGCTGGAAAAGCTGATCGTAGGCCTCTCCCGCCTCGCCCCACATCTGGTCACCGTGCATGCTGACCTGGCCGCCGAAGTAAGCCTTGATGCGCGCGTCGTCCCAGCCGTCGCGCATGGCGTACATGATCGCCCTGTTCAGGGCGTTGGTCGGCTTCCCGTCCTTCATGATCTGGTTGCCGAAGCCGACCGACACGGCAAGCTGGTTCAGCTTGTACATGGAGGCCGAGTACTTCTGCTTATAGGTGGCCGGGTCGCCACTCATCAGCAGAATGAACTGACGTGTCTGGTCGGGGACCGTGCGCCACCAGTTGCTGTTCTTCAGGTGCGCTGTGAACAGCGTGGAATCCCAGCCCTCAGAGAGGGCCTGGCTCACGAGACCCTTCAGCTCTTTGTTGGACTTCAGGAGTCCCGCCGTCAGGCCGAACTGCGTGGCCAGGGTGTCCATGTCCAGCTTGGGCGTCACGGCTCCTACGGAGAACGTGCCGCCTGCACCGCTGTCAGTCACGGACGCACCCCCAGAGCCGCCGTAGTACTGCTTGTAAGCTCCGCTCCCGTACGTGGACCACGGACCCCAGTTCTTCCCCCCGTTGGACATCTTGTACGCGACCTTGGCGTTGGTCAGCGCGTCATAGAGGGCGTCGTTACTGGACAGTCCGTACCGAGCCCGACGTTCCGGACCCATGCCGCCCAGCATGTTGATTTGGAAGAGGCCGTACGAGTTGTCACCCGTACCCGCGTTGCCGTTGTGGGCACGGGCGTTTCCGCCCGACTCCGCCATGGCGATGGCATAGGCCATCTTCAGGCCTTCGCCCTTGAATCCGGCCTGCTGAAGGATGCTCATCAGGGACGCCACTACGTCACCAGCCCCATGTCCTTGAGCACCTGCTTGCCGATGCCCATCACGGTTCCCTGCGCGTTCGTGGTGCGGCTCCAGTCCGGCGTCGATCGGAGCATGTTGGTGAAGTCGGTCAGGGTCATGGGCGACGGCTTCCCGTCCTGCCCGGCCTGGTTCAGGGCGGCTTTGATCTTCGGGTTGAACATGTCGACGTCCGTGTCCGGCACCTCAAGCGTGTCGGCATAGGCCTGGACATAGGGCTCGGCGATGTCCTTCATGGACACGCCTGCCTCGATCTGGTCGGCATAGCCGGGATACGCGCCCATGGCCAGCCCCCGGATGTTGGCCACCTCCTTCTCCATGGTGGAGACGCCGCGCGTGACGTACGCGGCGGAGTTCTTCAGCGACTGCTCCGACATGGAGACGCCGTTGTCGTAGGCCGTGGTCTTGAGCTGCTGGTAGGCCTGGCCTGCCATGCCGCCAAGAACGTGCTTGGAGTTGAAGTCGACGTACTGCCCCAGAAAATTCTGGATCTGGGCATCCTCCCACCCCAGGTGCAGGATGTTCTTAGCCAACTTGTCCTTGGTGCCGGACGACATGATCGCGCCCATCTTGGTCGCGAGCTGGTCCACCGCCGCCCGGTTGGCTGCAAGCTGAGCCTTATAGGTGGCCGGGTCCTGTTTGGCCATGACCGACGCCTTGCGCTGCGCGTCGGACGTGGTCTGCCACCACTTGGAGTTCTTCAGGTGGGCGGTGAAAAGATCGCTGTCCCACTGCTCTGTCGTCGCCTGCGCCAGCAGCCTCTTCAGCTCGGGCACCGAGTTCATGAAGGCCACCGAGTAGCCGTAGGTCTCGGCGAGTTCGTCCTTGGACTTGCGCACCGCCTCCCCTCCACCGGAGAAGGTGGAGGGGTCAATCGCGCCGATGGCGGAAGAGGTGCCCTGGAGGCCACTGTGCGCCCCAGCCACGCCGGGGATGCGGCGGATGCCCATCAGGCGGTCGCCATAGTACGAATCAGTAAGCGAGGAGATCTGTACGGGCTTGCCCAGGGTCGGGGCGTGGATGAACTTGCCGTTGCCCAGGTAGATCCCGACATGGTCGGGTCCCTTCTTCGACCTGTCGGTGTCGAAGAAGACCAGGTCTCCCACGTTCATCTTGCTGCGGCTCACGGCCGCGCCGATACCGATCTGCTCGTAGGTGACGCGCGGCAGTTCGATTCCGAACTGCTTGAAGACCTGCTGCACCAGGCCCGAGCAGTCCACCCCGGCGATCAGGTTGTTACCGCCCCACACATAGGGGGTCCCGAGCGCCTTCTTCGCGGCGGCGGCAATCGCGTCACCGGGGACCAGAAGTGTCATCCGATCCCCCCGTACGGGTTGTTGAAGATGGCGCTCTCCAGGGCGTTCTGATAGGTCGTCGCCGCCTGGATCGCCCCGTACTCCTTGTTGCCCTTGATCTGCTGCGTCGCCAAGTACTGCTTGGCGTCGGCACCGAAGCCGCCAGTCGACTTGTTGGTCTGGCCGATTGCCTCGCCTGTATTCATGTCGTACTCGGTGGTCGTGTTGGTGACCACCGGGGAGTTCTGCTCGGCATTGGTCAGGGCGCTGGCGAACTGCCCCATCTCGCCCTTGCCGGGGTCCCGGTGCATGAGCTGCTGGAACAGCGAGGTAGCAATCGCCTTGGCCGTAGTCGGGTCGGTCAGGTCGATGGTCTTGGAGTAGGTGGTCTCGAACTGCGGCCCCTGATACTTGACCTCACCGGTCTGCGAGTTCACCAGGAACTTGCGACCGCCCCGGTACTGGGTCTGCCACACGCTTCCCGAACCCGTACGTCCTGCGGCCCCCAGGGGGCCAGAGGACAGGTAACTGTCCAGCACATCCATCGGAGTCACGTTCTGCTTGGCGGCAGTGAGCCCCGCCGACGCGTCGACCAGCTTCTTCCACAGGGCCTTGGCTTCCATGAAGCCCGCGTCCTCCTGGAGCTGCCCAGCGACAATGCCCTTGTTGACGAAGTCGCGTACCTGCTTTCCCGAGAAGCCGTTGAAAAGGCTGTACGCCTCGTTTAGGCCCATCTTGATGGGCTGCCCCGCGATGAAGCCGTGACCTTCGGCGCGCACCTGGGGAGTGCCCATGTAGACCTGTCCGGCGGCAGCGGTCCCGGTGCCGCCCCCCGCCGCAAAGCGCTGCGCTCCCGCGTCCTCGCCCGAGGAGGACGAGGACGCGGATGGCCCTGGTGTGCCTGACAGGATCGCCATTACTGGTTCGCCTCCTCTTGCTGCGCCATCATCTCTTCCACGTCCACGCTCATGTCGCGACTCAGGTAGCGATGGTAGAGATCTCCGAACTTAGTGTCCGCCTCGATCAGCGAGTCAACGAATGTGGCCCACTGATTGCGCAGGTCGGTGTTGGCCTGCGCCGCCATGGTGCTCGGCAGGCCTGCGGCCTTGCGCGCGTTCAACTCGCCCACCAGGGCCTTGCGGCCACCGAGGTACTGCTGGAGCATCTTCAGATCCGAGCGGCCCGGAACGTCCGCGAGTCGCGAGTTCGCGATCGACGTCAGGGCCGGGATCAGCCGGTCGTACTTGCGCCGGTCCTGGGTGAAGAAGTCCTTCGACCACTGCTCGTTGTAGTAGGGGTTCACCGAGCCGTCCGGGTAGAGCGGCTCGGCGTACAGCGACGTATAGGCCTTCTTCTGCGCGGCGAAGTCCTCCGCGCCAGAGTCCGAGAAGGACTTGAAACCCGCGGCCGTGAGCTGCGAGGTGAGTGTGTTCATGCGGGCCGTGTACTTGGCCCACCCCAGACGGCGCTGGTTCTCCTCCAGCGCCTGGTCCGCCGTCAGCTTGGTGCGCTGCATCTCCGCCCCACCGGGCGTGAGCGGGTTGTTGAGCTGGTAGGCGTACGCCTCCGGAGAGAAGGGGCCGTTGCCCTCCGGACCGATGATGAGGGACGCCAGCTCCGGGTTCTGGGCCAGCTCCTTGCGGTACTTCTGGGTCAACTCCACGGCCTTGTTGGTCGGCGGAATGCCGTTGGACTGCGAGGACTCCTGGGCGAACACGAAGTAGCTCTCGCCGTACCGACTCAGAAACTGGTCGTCCGCCGTCAGCGGGTTCTGCCGACGCAGAGAGTTGTACTGGTCCCGGTAGAACTGGAACGGATCCTTGCGGGTGGTGGCCACCGGCTGAAGAAAGCTGCTGGCAGCAGAGAAGAGCCAGTAGTCCCGCGTCTTGGAGGCCGCCTTCTCCTTCATGGAGCCGATCTCGGCCATGGTCGGCTGGCGGCCGTCATGGGCCTGCGTGAAGTCGTAGATCTCGCGCTGAAGGATCTGGAGCTTGATCTGCTGGTAGCGCTGATCCGTGGTGTCGATCGCCGTCACGGCGTTGCGAACCACAGCCGGTAGTGCCATGGTCGCGGCGCGACCGAGGGCGTTGTCACCCAGGAGCGTCCCGCCCTGGACGCCATAGGGCAGGATGCTCAACTGCCGCGCCAGCTCCGCCGCGCGCGGCTTGTCCTTGACGAACTCGTTCACCGGGATCTGAACGATCGGGCCGACGCCCGGGTTGAACCAGGGGTCGCCCTGGGTCAGCATGTTCAGCGAGTTCTGGGACAGGTTGAGCTTGCCACCGGCCTCGGTGATGTTGAAGGCCTTGCCCAGCGGAGACTCCGCGACCCACTTGGGGACGCGGGTGACGATGTACCGCTCGGACTTGGGCACCAGGCGCTTGGTGACCGTGGGCTTCTTCGAGTAGTCCGGCGTTCCGTCCGGCTTGAGCGGGTAGGTCGGGATGTAGGTGTATCCCTCGCCGTCGATGTGGTTGCCATCCATGTCCTGCATGGAGCCCAGGTACGCCGGGGCGTTGTAGAAGTTCGCTCCGTAGCCCACGATCTGGGGCTTGTCGGCAATGACCCGGCCCCAGCGCTGGAATGCCTCCGTGGTCGCCGAGAAGAACGGCGACAGGAACCGCATGGCCGCAGCCGCGTCTGAGCGGTGCGCGATGTCGAAGACCAGCCCACGGGTGTCGCGCAGGGCGAGCTGCCGCGCCTGGTGCGCGGTGCGCTCGATCTCCTCCACCGTGAAGTTCGCCCGGTTGTTCAGCTTGCGCTGGTTGACGATCTTCTTCAGGTGCCCCTCGTAGAACTGGTTGAAGAGGGGGTGCCGGGACATGCGGTTGGCCGGGATGGTGGCCGCCGTCTTGTAGAACTTCTCGATCACCCGGTCGAGCGCGCGAGCGTGATGAAGCTGGCTCTGACCCACCCGGCCGGTGTGTACGTCCGGCCGGTCCACCATGTTCGGCGTGGCCTTCTGAAGCCACGCAGGGGTGACCCCGTCGGGCTCCATCGCCTTCATGCGGATCTCAGGCGTGTGCAGGTACTGATCCACCTCGTACTTCGCGCTCTGCGCGATGTCGTCGGTGTCTAGCATCTTGGGCAGCCGACGCCGGTAGGCAATGCCCCGGGGGTCGGTCTTCAGCCACTTGGCTGCATCCTCCGCCGTCTTGAGTTCCCCGCTGACCAGCATCTTCTGGAGCGGGTCCTGCATGATCTGATTGTTGATCGCGTGCGCCCATGCCTGGGCGTGCTTGACCGGGTCCTGGGCAGCGGAGATGCCCTGACCGCCGTGGTCAAAGGAGCGTTCCAGGTTGCCCTGCATAAGCTGCTTGTTCGTGGCGAACAGGTTGCCCACCGACTCGTCCGCGCTGACCAGCGCGCGGTGATAGTCGCCGGACTTCCCGCCGAACGCGGCGGGGAAGATCTTGCCGTCGATGTCGATGGCCTGACTGCCCTGAATAACCTTCTTCTGCTGCTCCGCGTACTGCGTCGCCTGGTGGGTCAGCATGTCGTGGTTGCGCTGAAGAAAGTCGCGCTGGTCCTGAAGATCCTTCAGGCGCTGCGTCTTGGTGGGCGACACGCCCCCCGTGTGTGTACGGGTGGCCTGCTTGAGCTGCTGCGCACGCTGCTTGGCGAACTGCCGAGTGGCCAGCGCCTTGGGGCTCACGTCGCCAGGGGCGAGAGCGTCCGCCTTCGCCTTCGCTGCGGCGTGCAGGCGCGTGGCCTTGCGCAGAGCGCCAGCCTGCGCAGCCGCCTGCGCCTGGAGGCGACCGCTCATGGAGCGGATCTGTGGATCCAGCAGCTTCATCTCGTCGGCGGCATGCTCTACGCCTGCCAGCGCGTTCTGCTCCCGCGCGGCCAGCGCGGGACGCATGTAGTGCAGGGCGGCGTTGCCGAAGGCGTTGGTGATGCCGCGCCCTGCGCGGATCGCCATGGCGGCAGTACCCGCGCGAGCCCACTGGCTCGCCAGGTCATCCCCGAGGACTCGGGGGATGTAGCCCAGGCGAAACAGGGTGGTGAACTTCCATAGGTAGTTGAGGTAGTCGGCCCCGCTCTCCACTGCGTCGCGAGCGCTGCCTGTAGCGACGCGGAGCGTCCCCAGTCGAGACCCGTGACGAGAGAGCACCTTCCCGAGCTGATCGAGATCCTGGAAGGTGTGCCCGTTGACCAGTCGAGTCACCGTAAAGGGCGATGGAGACACTTTCCCGCCATCGCTAGAGAACTCATCAACATGCAACGGCTGTCCGGCAGCTACATCTTCCGGGGAGCGAAGCGCCGCCGAATAGCGCTTCATGTTGTCCAGCTCGCCGAGCTGAAGCTCTCGGTGCTTGTTGTACAGCGCCTCGCCTACGTCAGGGTTCACCCCGTAGCGCTCCGCCACCTTGGCCGCGCCCAGGCGGCCCACGTCCTCCAGCAGGCCGAGGCGCTCCGCCTCGGTAGTGGTCTTGAGGTACTGATTCAGGATGTCCCCTCGGGTGGACTCCTTGATGCCCGGGATGCGGGCCAGGTGGCCGCGCAGCTCGGCGATGGAGTCCTTGTCCAAGGTGTCCAGGCGCATGTACCCGTTGGGGTGCATGTTCTTCAGGGACCTGATCATGGTCAAGGGACCCGTGAAGTAGTCGCTGCCCTTGGTCCACAGGTTCGCCTTGACGTACCCACCACTGATCGGCGTGGGCTCGTACGAGGCGTTGGTCAGCACCCCTCGGCTGGGGGTGAAGCTGACCGGGCGGCCAGCGCCGCCGCGAGCGGGACCGGCACGGTAGGCGTTCTGCGCCGCCGTCTTGTCGGCGGCGCGCTCCATGGTCCAGCGCGAGACGTGAAGCTCGTCGAGGAGATGCGCGCTCTCCATGATCGAGTCATAGCGCGCCACCAGATCCGCGTCGGCGGTGATCTGGTTGTTCAGGCGGTCCATCTCCGACTTCACCAGCGCCTGCTGGTTGGGGAACTTCGCGTAGCGCGAGTGCATCAGGTCCAGCGCCGCCAGGCGCGTGGTGTCGGACCCCATGCGCTTCGCCACCTGCGCGTTGCGCGTCGACAGCTCGTCGAACGCGCGCATGTCGCCCATGCCGGTGCGAACGAACAACGCCAGCTCCTCGGGGTCCTGGAGCTTGGACGCGATCGCGCCGAAGCGCGGCCCCATGCCTGAGTGCTGGGCCAGGGCCGTGTTGTTCAGGAGCTGAGGGTTGTCCTTGTTGGCCCAGATGCCTTCCATCATCTTGGTCATCTTGGTCTTCGCCATGATCTGGTCGATCTGCGCGTTGGACCAGCCGCCCTTGGGCATCTTCTCGACGGCAGCGAGCTGCCGCGTACGCCCGACGGCACCCAGACCCAAAGACGTGGGGTCGGCAAAGACGACCGTGGAGAAGTCGATGGCTCCGGTGCCGTACTTGTACCAAGAGCTGTTCTGCCGCAGCTTCTCCACGTAGGCGTTGCCGATCGCGGGCATCCCCGCGTCCTTCAGAATCTTCTGCTGATCCCCGACGGGGAGATCCTTGAACCCGGGCGGAAGGTACGCCTCCGGGGGCTTGTAGTAGAGCAGTGGCGAATTGATCGCGTGCTCCGCTTCCTCCGGACTCATGACGAATGCCTGGCCCGGAGAAATGTGGTTGGCGGCTTCCCACGACTTCGTCCACGCCGAGGTGTTGAAGTAGTCCCCACCCCAGGGGCTGTTGTTGCCGCGATTCTGCTTGCCGACCAGGGCGGCAGTGGCGATGGGCTGTGCCACGCCATTCGAGTACAGCCACCGCATCCCGGACATGGTGTCTTCCAGACTGGGGGCCAACAGGCCCTGAGTCTGGCTCTTGCCCGCTACACCAGCCGCCGTTGCGGCCCTCTCCCCTTCCGGGGTGATGGTCTGCTCTTCGTGGAAGGGGTTGATGTACCGGTCGACGACATTCAGGCCCTCAACGGTCTTATCCAGGCCGTGCTTGATGCCGTTGCCGATATCGCCGAGAAAGCCGCCAATCCCCACGGGTCACTCTCCTCCGGGGGGCATCCCCTCGGTCGATGGATAGATCTCCAGCCCCATGGGGCTGTTCTGCATGTTGTACGCCAGCGAGTACTTGAACGGCGCATAGGCGGGACCACTGGTGGTCATGTCGAAAGCCAGGGCAGGCGTATCCGGCATGAATTGCAGCATGACGCCTAGATCGTCCCACCATTCCACCTAGATCATCCCCTTGAGGGAACGCACCAGGTTCCGGGCCGCCTTCGAGCTGCCCGGCTGGTTGGCCATGTGTTCGAGAACCGGCAGGTACTGGACCAGGCGCTGCATGTCGTCGTCCTTCTGGGGCGTGAGCCCCAGAGCTTCGAGACCTGCGCCTGCGCCCAGATCCGCGCCATCCGTGACCGGCACGTCCGGCTGCTGCGTCGGAGCGCCGAAGTCGACGCCAGGGGGCAGCGCCGGGCCAGCAGGCTGCGCCATGTCTCCACCGGGGGAAGCGGCAAGAGGCGCAGCCTGCTGGAGCTTCTGCATCTGGGTGGCATCGCCGTACGAGCCGCCGGTCGGCACGCGTACCGGCTGCTGGTTCCCGGGGCCACCCCCGTCGGTCCGCTTGCTCAGCGCCCCCGGCCCCGAGACGGGGGCCGGGTTGCTGGGCTGGCGGTAGCCACCGCTGGCCATCAGCTCTTGTACAGACCGGACGAGTGGATGCCGTGACTGCCACCAGTGGACGCGATGGTGGTGCTGTCCCACCCGCTGATGTCGCCCGAGGTGTCCGACGGGGATCCGGTGGCGGAGCCGGTGTTGGCCTCCTGAAGGTCAGGGGCCTGGGTGTACACACCCGAGCACCCGCCCTTGAGGCCCTGCATCGGCTTGGAGCCGCCTTCGTGACCCGGGTCGCCGGGGAACGGCCAGGGGGTAACGCTGGTGTCCATGTTCTAGTCCTTCCGGTTCTTCGGGTCCTTGTGCCCCTCGCAGTACTTCGCCCGAGGGGAGTCGCTGTACTTGGGATTGTCGCAGCCGTCGAAGTCGCAGATAGAAACTTCCACCTCGCCCTCGGGCACCGTGGTCATGGAGCCCTCTTTGAGGACCTCAACCACGGACTCGGGAGTCTGCGCCTTCGCCCGGAGCGGCGCGAGCAAACCAGCCTCGCGCAGTACGTGGTCGGAGATCCCCGGGTTCGCGATGCGTGCGCATCCGAGGTGGTGACGCTTCTCTTCCTCGTGTCCGCACAGAGAACAACTCACGCGGGAACACTCCTCTTAACCGAGGCCGACATGTTCGGCCGACCGTTAGCAGATAGACCCGCGAGCAACGACATGAGATCCGGCTTGCCGCCGGGTCCCATCTGCGCCTGTCCGGGGGCGGTGCCTCCGGGGAGGCCAGTCCCCGGGTTCATCCCGAAGGGAACTCCAGCTCCGCCCTCACCGGCCCCCTGGGGGCCGCCACCCTGAGCACCGGCAGCAGCCTGGGCTGCCGGGGTGAGCTGCGGCTGGGGCTGGAAGGCCTTCAGGATGGCCTCGTGCATCGGCACTCCCTTTTCGCGCTGATCGATGATCGTCGCTGCGCGCGAGAGTACCTGGGTGGGGTCCATGCCCTGCTGGGCCATGATTCCCGCCGACGCGAGCATGGAGAAGACGCCCTGCTTGAGCGCGTCGGTCACCTGCTCGTTGTCGATCTGCGCCTGCATCGCATTGACGTCGATGTCCATAGGCAACTGCCGCTGGAGAAAGTCGCGGCTGATGTCCTGGTCACCGCGGAGCTGAAGCAGGAAGATCAGGGCCTGGTTCGGGTTCATCCCGGCCGCGAAGCCGTACGAGACGTTGACCGTGTGGTCGCCGTCGATGTCCTTGCGGGGCACGTAGCGCTCATTGAACGGCGTGCCGGACACCATGCCCTGGATCGACTTCTCGCGGTCCGGCCAGTACTTCTCGTCCATCTCGAAGGCCAGCGCCAGCGCCTCTTCTAGCGCATGGCCGATCTGACGCTGACCCGTCGCGATCTGCGTGTCGTATCCGCCATTGAGTGCCTCGACACCCTTGCCCGTGATGATGCTCGCCTGGACGTCGCCTGTAGCCGCCGCAGGCGTGCGGGTGCCGTTGCGGATCTCTTCCTGAAGGACAGCTTCCTGCTGGAACGCATGCGCAGGTAGATCTGTCGTGATGCGGCGGATCTTGTCCGGGTTGTTAGTACGAAGGATTGCGTCGTCGCCGAACGGAACGCGCTGGATGTCCGTCGGGATCGCAAGAGGAGCGCGAACATTCCTCTGGGTGCCCTGGAGCCCCAGGAGTGCCATCCGAGCGCGAGCAAGGTAGGGGTAGATGATGTCGTCAAACTGCCCCCGGTCCTGGTCGTCGTAGGAGGGCTTAAGGGCAATAGCGACCGGGACTTTTCCGAACGGGTTCGGCGTATCCATGAGGACGCAGTTGTTGCGTTCCGGGAGGTAGAGGACGTACGCGTCCTTGTCGCAGTACTTGACGCACTCCAGGAGCGTGTCCGGCTGAACTTCACTCGTCGGGCCCCACTGGCGGCCCAGAATGATCTGCGCGTACTGCGGGAACTTGTCGGCAAGCCGCCAAGCCTCCTCACGCCACACCTTCGTGTAGCTGATGACCTTGCCCGCCAGGTCGAACTGCGGGTAGGACTTCATCGGGTTGTCGATGCGGATGCGCGGGGTGCCCGCCTCGAAGTCGGGCTCGACCACGAACGGCATGGAGCCGTAGCTCAGGTACCAGTCGCACCCCTGCGTCATCCTGGACGCAAGGTTGGACGAGTCCACGTAGGAGTGGGCAATCTTCGTCCGCTTCGCCACACGCTTGCGCTGCTTCTCGGACGACACCACGCCGTTGGCGCAGTTGATGGCGGGCAGGGGGGCAAGGTTCTCCGCCATCTGCCGCGACGCAATGTCTATCGCGTTGGCGACGATCGGCTTGGGCCAGATGTCCGGCATGGTGCCGGGCATGACATTGTCGATCTTTCCCGTGCGAACGTCGTACACGGTCATGTGCCGCGAGTCGCGCTCCTGGTAGAAGCGCCGCAGGCCTTCGACGCGCTTCGCCACACGGGCGATGTCCGTCTGCGGCCAAATGACGGAAATGGTCACCTTGCCCTCCCTTCAATGTCGACTAAGCGACAAATCTACTGGGCGTTGAGCTTGGCGAGGATTTCGTCCAGCTTCGCGTCGACGCCGCGCAGCACCGCGTGCATGTCGCGGTCGTCGATGTTCAGGTTCTTGTACTGCCAAGGCGCGATCTTCTGCGCGTCCTTGACAGCGTTCACCTGGGCAAGGATCTGCTCTTCGATGGTGGCCACGGGAGGCTCCTCCGGGATAGCGGTAGGCCAGGTGCCGGGAGCGGCACGCAGGCAGGTGGCGACGTCGGCGCGGAAGGTCACCATGCCGAACCCGGCAGGGTCCGACTTCCAGTCGGACCACTCCAGGTGTCCGATGACGGACTTCGAGGACCACTGGTAGTAGCGGCAGATGGCCGCCGCCGCCTTGACCATGCACACGTACTGCACGTTGGGCCACGGATCGGACCCCGTGCCCTCGTTCTCGCACTCGAAGCCGTAGAAGACGTCGTTGCCGTCCGCGGCACCGGGAGAGCCTTCGTGGAACTTCGGGGCCGGGGGCCGGGTCATGTAGGACTCGGCGATCACAGCGTTCAGGACGTCCGGGTCTCCGCCACCGGCATGGTTCGCCCGACCGGCGGAGCACATCTCGATCACGCCGTCCTTGCGGATGTACCCGTGGCACAGCGGGCCCGGCAGCGCCGTGGACCCGTTGTAGACGTAGTCGCCGACGTTCAGTCCTGCGGTGTGGTGGATGACCACACCATGGACGGGCCCGAAGGGCTTGCCCGTCTCGTCGTCACGCTCATGCGTGGGCCACCCGCTGTGCGGGATGGCGATCCTGCACCCTTCGGCCTTCAGGATCCGCAGCAAGGTCGCTGCGGTCATCGGTTCAGCCATCGGAGTCCTCCCGCTCTGGCCAGTGCCACGAACCACCCTCGTAGCCAGTCGGCTCGTAGGGGATCGAAAGATCGAAGAACAGTCCCGTGGGACTCAGCACCGCCAGCCCTACGGACCAATAGCCCGGCTTGTACTCGCCGCCGACTTTCGTCACGATCGCAGCGCGGTGCTCCCTGTCGTACTTGCCGTCCGGCGTCCCGTGACTCACGTAGTGCACGAGACGCCCAATCGTCGGCTTCATTTCCTCTCCTACCATCCCTGCATCCTGCCGTCCCAGGCCCCTTGATGGGTGCCCTGCATTTGCAGGGCCCAATCGATATCGACAGTCGCCTGACCCTCAATATCGCGCTCGGACATGAACTCCGACGAGTCCACGTGGTGGTCGGTGAAGTCGGTGAACATCAGCTCCCGGCAGCGAATCTCCGCGAACCAGAGCGCCATCACCGTGTCGGTCAGGCCCTTGGTCTCCGGGAACCAGGCGCAGAGCTGTTCAATCAGGTTACGCACCGGTTCGGACTGCGTCTGCGACGGCAGCCGGATCTTGTTGCTGCCCGAGTCCCAGCCGTCGAACAGGGTCGCCATGGAGGCGACGCCGAAGTCCGGATCCCACTTGCCCGAGTCGGTGAAGTGGGGGCTGATAATGCAGCCGCGCGCATTCAGCATGTCGCGGATCAATCGGTCCTGGACGATAGAGCCCTGGTAGGCGTTCTTCTCAATCCGCCACTCGTTGATCCGGTAGCGGTCGGTCAGGCGCTCCATCTCCGCCCGCATCTCATGCGGCGGAAGGGCTCTCTTGTTGACCACTTCCAGGAGCCATCGGACTCCCGTCTGCCGATCCAGACCCAATACGACCATCGCCGTGAACCCGGCCGCCGCTGGGTCCAGACCAGCCACCACATAGAGCCCTTCCATGCCATGAACTCGATGCCCTGGCTGACCAGGCATGAGCCGACCGGGGTAACGGGCTCGATCAACACAACCCTGGACGGCTTCCATCGAGAAAATCGAGTCATCGCTCACCTGGTCCTGCATGTAGACCATCGACCAGTTCCTGGCCGACATACCGCGCCGCTTCTTCGCCAGTGCTACGCCGTGCCACATGGGCCACCGGCCATCGCCGTCCGGCCACCCGGCCGCTTCGGCGATGCGACGGCCCTTCTGGGAGACCGGGGGCCGGTTCGTCTTGGGCCACAGCGTGACCCAGTCCTGCGGCTTGTCCGCGTACTCCAGGACGGCAGGCTGGGTCAGGTACGTCCACGGGGATTCGCCGTCCACGTAGTGGTGCGCCTTCATCAGCTCCGAGTACAGGTCCACGGACTCGATACGCGTGCCGATGACGATGGTCTGTCCGCCCGCGTCCGCGACGCGGGTGCCGACCTGGTTCTGGATCCACGTGATCTGGGCGGGGAACTGCTGGAAGTTCGTGTGGTCCACACAGTCGTCCAGGATGGCGAGGTCGGCACGGGTGCCGTAGATCTGCCCCCCGATACCCACGGCCTGGACCGTGTAGGCATGCTCGCCGGAGTCGGAGCCATTGACGCGGATCGCGGTCTGCGACCACGTGTCGCCCGAGGCGAAACCGCCGGGCGGCCCGAACGCCGCCTGAAGCTTGCCGTAGGCCGGGTTGTCGTTCAGGCGCTCCTTGATGGCATGGAGGAACTTCTTCGCCATGTCCTGGGTCCGCGAAATCAGCAGGATGCGGATGTTGGGGTCCTGACAGATCCGGTAGGTCACGTAGTTGATCGTGAGCGTCGTGGACTTCGCGTGCTCCGGGGGCGTGTTGATCAGGAACTGATCCGGCTCGCCCTTCACATAGATCTGCCTCGGGTGCAGATTCGCGGGCTCACGCCCCTCCAGCAGATCGAACCACTGGAGGTGATGCCAATTCATCTCCGTGTCCAGGTACTCCCGGCAGAAGTCCGGGAACGCGGGCATGTCCGAGCGGCGCTCCGCGAGCGCCTCGCTGCGCTGCGCCAGCAGGACGTCGACACGATCCCGGAACTGCGGGAAGTTGTCCCGGTAGTACTGGTACGCCGACCGGGACCGCTGGGCGGCCCGGCACGCGTCGTTGATGGAGAACCCGCGCTCGATGGCCGCCAGGATCGTCTTCATGGACGCGGCGGACGTGCCGCCCGAGCGCTGGGCGTTGCTGCGCATCTGGGACACGGCCTTGGCCCCGGTCCTGCCGCCGTAGCTCGGCTGGCCGTCGTCGTCGACGGGAACCTCGATCCGGACCATCAGGACTCCTCTCCGTCGTCGTAGCAGCAGCACTCGCACAGCTCGCAGGCCAGCTCGGTGCCGCAGCCGATGTGCTCCCCTGTCCGGTCCAATGGCCAGCCATTGGAGCAGGCTGCCTGAAGTCCCTCGTCCATGAGCGCAGTATGCCCCTGGGGGCAGAGCGAAGCCCCCCGTGCTCCGAAGTGTCCGGGGGGCTTCCTTGCGCATCCAACGCAACCCATCCCTCGAAAGGAACAGTGATCGAACTATGACACACAGCCGCTACCGCTGTCCGGCATGCCGGGTGACCGTCATGAAGGCCGACGGCCACTACTACCTGCTGGGCCCTTGGCATGTACACAACCGGTGCGCCGTCACGTGCACCTTGTGCGACAAGCCGATCAGGAAGCCGCCCTTCGGCCAGGCCTACCGTGTGGTCGCCTGGCTCGGAGAGCCGGTCCACCAGGAGTGCAAGGAGAAGGAGCAGAAGCAGCCATGAACATCTTCACCCCCGTCCTGATCGTCCTGTTCGGGACGCCGCTCCTGATCACCCAGTGGGCGGTCAGGAAGCTCACCGGCAAGGTGCTCACCGAGGGCCAGGCCTGGGGAGTGCTCTTCACGGCACTCCTGGTCACCCTGTGGGTCTCGGGGTGGTGGTTGGCACCCTCGTGACCGACACAGGATCTGAGAGCCCCCGGCAGCCGCCAGGGGCTCCTTTGTACCAACGTTTGTACCAAATCCTGGGTTATACGTGTAACCCCCTGCCGGGGTCTGCTATTACTAGTGGTGGCGGTGGGAGCACGCTCCCCGCTCACCGGCACTGAATGCCGATGCAGGCCGTTAGAGGGCACCGCACAAACGTGCCCGGATTCGGCCGGGCACACCCCCCTGAGAGACCAGGACGACGATGGCCGGAGCGCCGGGGCGTCCACGAGGGCGGCTGATGAACATGCCGCGTACCTGGCTCGTACACCGCGCTCATCTGGAGTAATGCCCAGATGTCCCCCTCACAGGGTCCCCTGTCTCCCCCCGCCGGTGGCGGGGGCGCGGCGCGTTCGCCGCCGCAAACGTCGCCGGTGGCGACACGGGCGACTCGCGCCCCCGCGCGACGTCGCACATGCGGCCGGTGGCCGCCAGAGCCCCCGGTGGGGGCTGAGGAGTCTGGGCCGTATAGGGGGAGGGGTACCATCCCCTCCCCTCGGCCCTCGTTTAACACCCCCAGGTCACAGACCTGGGCGAACGAGGGCATATCGGACACGATATGGCCTCGGGGAGGCCACGGAGTGGACTCCACTCGCTACGTCTCGTGTCGCCCACTCTCGTGCTGCTCCGCAGCACACATGTCCACTACAGGTACAGCCGCCCTTGCGGCTGTACATATGTAAGTACATTCCTTGCATGCGCACGCCTACGCGTGCGCACATGCACACATACACGCGCGCGGTGCGCGCATATACGCGCGTGACACGCGCGTGACGCACGCGATGCGTGCGCGTACGTGCATGCACACGCTGCCTGCGTGTGCACGTGGGGGTGCACATCCCTATCGGGCTGTGCCTGTTGGCTTGACATGTGCACACCACTGCTGTGGTGTGCCTGCTTTGCGCATGCGTACGTGCACGCGTGAGGCGTGCACACGCACGTGAGTGCGCCCGCACTGCGGGCCTACGCTCCTTCAGCCCCGTGAAGGGGGCTGTACGCCTCTGTGAGCGTCTCTCCCCCCGCTCTGGCCCCGTTGGGCCAGCGTGCCCCTGCGGGGCCGTGAGACAGCCGCACAGCCCTTTGGGGGCGTGCGGGGTAGGGCTGGGGCTCCCAGCGCCCCGGGGGCAGTCTCTCGATCATGGTTTCCCGCTCTAAGCGGGGACTGTCTCCGCCGCTGCGTGTCGACAAATCGATGACTTTTTCAGATTCGTGCAGCCCTCTGACCTGCGAATACGTGCATCTCCAAAAGAATCTTGGAAAACAGCTATTGACAGGGCTTGCCCGTTCATAGAGGTTGGGGCTCGCAACACCACAACTCAACAGCACGACCGAGAGGCCCGGGAGGCCCGCCCCACTGAGTGGGGATCGCGGATCCCGATCAGGCGCAGAGGTCGCGGAGCGGGCGTCAGCCCCCGCACTCGGGTAGGTCGGCAGGGACAGATGTGCAGGACGGGAGAAATGGCCGGATCTTCATCCGGTCCATCAAACGGACCGCGTTGCACCCCCTTCGGGGGCTCCTTGAGAACTCAACAGTGGATATGAGGCATTCGAACCAGGGGTGCGCCCGTAGGGCGTCGCACCCTGTGCAGAGGCGTAGACCGTATGCGCCGGAGTCTTGCTGCACCCCTGGTATCGATCGTCGCGCCCCCTCTCTCCAATGGGGGGCGCGGTACGGGCCTGCGCCTAGTCCGGTGGGATTCTCCCCCACCGGACGCTCCGTGGCGCAGGTGCAGGGCTTGTACAGCCTGCTTCCCGTGCAGTTCTCCCGGCCCTTGGCCGGTGGGGCTGTATGGCACCGATGATCTAAGGAGAGAGATCATGAGCACTGACATCGCCACTCAGTACGCCTACACCCGCGCCGGAAACATCCGTGTGTCCCCTGGCACCCTCTTGGGGGAGCCGGGGGAGCAGTGGGTGTTCAAGAGCGTGAGCCGTAAGGCGTACGGCAGCTCGTCCGGCCGCGTGCTGGTGGAGCGCTTCTGCCCGGACGGCCACGCCGTTGGCCTCGGGTGGGAGTGCTCGCACTCCTGGCACGAGAACGGCATCGAGACGCGGGAGTTCTTCCCGTCCGTCTTCGACCTCTACCTCGGCACCGAGGACGGGACGGAGGCATGAAAGAGCACCTACAGGATCTGCTGATCACCTTCTGTACCGGCTGGATCCTCGTTGAGGCGTGGCACCGACTGCGCAAGTGACCCCTCATTGCATGGGGAGCGCACGGACCTACGGGCCCGTGCGTTGCCCGGAGCAACAGGGCTCCGATGTCAGAAGGAGAGCTGACATGAACCACCGCATCACGCTGGCATCCACGGGCGCGGAAATCACCCTCGGCCGGACCTGTGTCCGCGCGGTCTCAGGTCCCCACACGGGTTCCTGGTGGCGCGTGGACGAGATTCGCAGCGTCAAGGGCGTCCACCGCGTCTACGCGTCCCGACGGACGCGTGCGGGCCGTCAGAAGCGGTTCTTCGCACCCGAGATCTTCGGCCTTCTGGTCGAGGAACTCACCACCTGGACACGGCACGCCCTGAACGTCGCGTGCCACGTGCGCAGGAAGTTCGACGACGGGATCATCCTCGGGGCCTTGGCCTTGGTTCCGCTCGCCCTGTTCGAGGCGTTCCACGGCGGGGAGTACACCCGCCATCTGATCGAAATGCTCTTCAACTCCCGCGCCAACGGCGGCGGGGGAGAGCACTGATCCGACGCAGCATGCAGAGCGCCCACCCCCAAGGGGTGGGCGTTGTGCGGAGCTGTTCGGCTCCGACGTCGTAAGGAGAGACGACATGATCATGTACGACCTGATGCAGGGTACGCAGGCCTCCGTGTCCACGGAGCCTGCTCTGTGCATCGTCACGTCCGCGCCGTACTGGGCGTCCGACTTCCCGGACCGCGACGGCCGTCTGACCGTCGCGTTCTGGACCG